GGTGCTAATAATACTGCTGTTGGTTATGGAACAATGTTTTTAAATACAACAGGTTCTTTCAATACTGCTTTTGGTCAAGAGGCTTTAAGTGAGAATTTAGCAGGTGTTCAGAACACAGCGATTGGTTGTTTTGCATTATTATCTGCTGAATCAAATTATGTAACAGCTTTAGGTAGAGATGCAGGCAGACGTATTTTCGGTGGAGGTAATTTGACTACTTCATTAGAAAGTGTTTTTATTGGTTACAATACACAAGCAAAAAATGCTTCTTCAACTAACGAAATTGTTATAGGAGCTAATACTGTGGGAAGTGGGGACAATACAGTTACAATAGGTCATACAACAATTATTAAAACAATACTTAGAGGTACTGTCAATATGGCTAACTTACCAACTTCTTCAGCAGGATTAGTTGCAGGAGACTTATGGAATAATTCAGGAATCGTAAACATAATTTAAAAAAGATGGAAAATTTCACACAAGAACAAATTGAAAAATCAATATCAGCTGCTTATGATTCAGTTGAATTGATAAATGCTTTATCTTCTGAATCAAATTTAGATGAAGAGCAATTAGCAACATTAAGCAGAAACAAGGAACATTTAACTATTATGTTAGGAAAAGGTTGGTTCTCAGATGCTTTATCAGCTGCTCAGAAAAAAGACTTTGAAGACGCTGCAAAGTAATGAAAAGGCGAGGTTTATAAAAAACCTCGTTTTTTTTATATATTTGTAAAATAAAAATTAAATCAAATGAAAAAATTAACAATCAACGAGTTGAACGTGTTGGCTGAACTTTTAAGCCAATGTCAAAATGATAAGGATTTAAAAAGTCCTTCTACAATCATTACAGGAATAAGACTGACTAAGTCTGTTCATTCTTGCATCAAAAAATATTTTGAAGAGCAAAAAGAATTGTTTACACGATTTGGTGTTGAACAAGTAGAAAAAGACGGAAACACCTATTTCGATTGGAACGACAATCCTGCAAAGGAAAAAATCAATCAAGCATTAGCCGAGCTTAATAACTTCGAGTACACTGTAGAGTACCTCAACAGGATTGATGAAGAAGATTTCATTATTTATACAAGAGGGTTAAGTAATCCTCAGATTGTATTTCTTTACGATTATTTAGTAAAAGAGGATTGAGATGGACATTAGAAAAATATCAATAGGTGCTGACTACAAGAGTAATGCTATGCACTATCTTGTTGGTCAAAAAGTACTTGGAGATACTAATGAAATACATCTTATTAAGTTTGATGAAACCAAAAACTCTTTCAAGATTTACATCATAAATATAAAAGAAGAGGTGGTTTTATGGAAAGAATTTAATTCTCAAATACCAATATCAATCGAATATAATATAAATTTTTAATGAAATCTCCATTTTACTTTATTGCAAAGCCTAAAAATGGGAAAAGATATGCCAACACAAAAGACATAGCGGGAATCGAGTTTATTGTAAGTACTTCAGAAGAAGACCATAAATTCTCAAACCGCTATGCTGAAGTTGTCGAAACTCCATTAGGCTATACCGGTCCTATAGAAATAGGAGACACTTTGCTTGTTCATCATAACGCTTTCAAGTATTACAATGATATGCGAGGTCGTCAAAAGAGCGGAAAGAGCTTTTTTAAGGACAATTTGTTCTTTATTGAAATCGACCAATTCTTTATGTACAAAAAAAATGGCAAATGGTTTGCGTATGACAGATATTGTTTCGTTAAACCAATTCCTGCTATTGATTCATATATAAAGAAACCATTTAACGAAGAGCCTTTGATGGGCGAAATGATTTATCCAAATGAATACTTATTAGAGCAAGGAGTTTCATCGGGAGATTTTGTGTGTTTTGCTCCTGATAGCGAATATGAGTTCATTGTTGATGGAGAGAAGCTATACAGAATGTTTGACCACCAAATAACTATAAAGTTATGATAAACGTTGTAGATAATTTTTTGGAAGAAGAAATTTATGAGTCTGTTTATGACAGATTATCAAATAATGAATTTCAAGCTGTTGAAGTTGGAGACAAAAAGTTTTGGGTGCAATATAGCAACAAAGAATTTGATGAGTTTATACTCAGAAAATTATCTGCTATAGATGGGGTAGCAAGAGAATGTCTTTTAGGCTTTTTTAGAGTTGCTACTGAAGAAGTAGATACTGATTGGAGAATACACGCTGATTCAAAGGTCGGAGATATTAGACCTGAAAGAGCTTTGGTGTTATATATATCTCCTTCAACTAAAAAAGAATTGCACGGAACTGCATTTTGGAAACATAAGCAAGTTGGTTATGAAATGCCAATTGATGTTTCAAATGAAGAAGCCGACAGATTTTTGTTAGAAGAGGCAAATGAAGTAGATAATTGGGAGTTACATTCTGTCATTGGTTACAAGCCAAACAGAGCAGTTATGTATCCTTCAAATTACTTTCATAGTAAGTATCCAAATACAGGTTGGAAAGAGGGGCGAATGGTATATGTAATGTTTTACAGATAGATTATGAGTGATTCAAAAGAAATAAAACTAAAAATTATAGCAGCAGGACATAGGGCTGTTGAAGAATTAATCAAGGTCGCTGAGGACTCTATATTGGACCCAAATAGCGAAGGAGATGACTTGGCTGCTGACAAGCTAAAAAATGCGGCAGCAACTAAAAAATTAGCAATATTTGATGCTTTTGAAATTCTAAACAGAATAGAGGCAGAAAGAGAAAGCATAGAGTTAGCTGAAAAAGGAGGAAGTAGAACTGATACACGACAAGGATTTGCTGAAAGAAGGTCAAGATAAAATGTACACTATAGTCAATGACTATATACCCAAGGCTGTTGTTTCTAATAAAAATAGAAACCGGTCTTGGCTATATGGTTATAATGACCAATATGATGTTGTGGTAATATCAAAGACAGGTCAAATAGGAGACATTATAAAAATATCAGGATTGCATATAGCTATCCCTCCTACTCCTGAAAAGTGTCTTCAAAGACACTCATCTGAGTCTGAACAATATTGGGAGAGACAACCACTTCCAAAAGCATTAGAGAGAATACAATCAATATTTCAATGGAATGAAATGCCTGCTGAGTTTAAAAACAGATGGGTAGATTATATTGAAAAAGAGTTTGACTACAGAGAACAAGGTTTTTGGTTTATGAACAATGGAATCAAAACATACATAACAGGTTCTCATTATATGTATCTTCAATGGTCAAGTATTGATGTTGGTTATCCTGACTTTCGTGAAGCAAATAGAATCTATTGGTTATTTTGGGAAGCGTGTAAGGCAGACGAAAGATGCTTTGGAATGATTTACCTTAAAATCAGACGTTCAGGATTTTCATTTATGTCTTCGTCTGAAGCTGTAAACATAGGAACTCTTGCACGAGATTCAAGGATTGGTATCTTGTCGAAAACAGGAGCTGATGCTAAAAAGATGTTTACTGATAAAGTTGTCCCTATAAACAGCAGGCTTCCATTTTTCTTTAAACCTATTATGGACGGTATGGATAAGCCAAAAACAGAATTGGCTTTTAGGGTTCCGGCTGTTAAGATTACCAAAAAGAATATGTACGATTCCGAAGCTGAAATAATCGAAGGATTGGATACATCAATAGATTGGAAAAACACAGAAGATAACTCTTATGACGGGGAAAAACTTTTGTTTTTGGCTCACGATGAGTCCGGTAAGTGGACTAAGCCTAATAATATCAAAGAGAATTGGCGTGTAACAAAGACCTGTTTAAGATTAGGTTCTAAAATTATTGGCAAATGTATGATGGGGTCAACCTCAAATGCTTTGTCAAAAGGAGGTCAGAATTACAAAGATATGTATGAGGATTCTAACGTTATGGTTAGAAATGCTAATGGACAAACTAAATCAGGACTTTATTCATTGTTTATTCCTATGGAATGGAATATGGAAGGATTTATTGATAGATATGGTATGCCTGTATTCTATAAGCCAAAGGAGCCTATAGTTGGAGTTGATGGTGGTTGGATTAAAAATGGTGCTATA